TTATTTTTCATCCAATGATAACCGTAATTAGAGTTAACATTACCTGAAGCATCCATACACGAGTACCATATTTTTGCTTTCTTTGCAATTTCTTCTGCATTTGGATTAGCTGTCAAATACCATTGCCATTCATATTGCGCGTACTTACGACTCCAATTACGAAACTTCTCTGTTATATTATTTTCCATAGGATCTTTCAGATAAAACCCTACATTCAATGCAGCTTTTGTATCTTGTATATTTATACCTTCGTTTGATATTTTTTTATACAGATATATAAAAGCTTTGTTAGCGTTATCAAATACCATTTTGCTCTAAGTTATTTAATGATGCTAAATAAGCTACTGCATCTAATAAGTTATCTTCTTTATAGTGGTAAGCTTCTCTTGCTAATTTCATAGCAACCATACAAAGATGCATATCTCTGTTTGTTATATCTTTACCAGTCATTTCTGATGCAAGGTCTGCGGCTCTTTGCATAGTTTCAAGCATAGGACCATACAT